TGTCTATCCCCTTTTAGATGTTGTAATTCCTCACTGTTCTGTCTACCATTCCAACTGTTAATCATTTAGTATCTCCCATATAAGAACCAAGAAAAAAATCAAAGTCCATTATCACTAGTGGTTTTTGTCTATTCATTTTTAGTATGATAAGAGGTTCTCCCTTTCCCTTATGTCCTTCTGCTTGAGAATAAATAGAATAGATACCCTTAAACTTTTCCTGGTTCTTACATTCAATCTTAAAAGGATACCTCTTAAAAGCAGCGGGAGAAAGTTTAACATCCATACCCTGTTCTCCCATGATAGCCCCCTTAATATCATCTGGTTCTAAATCTTGTGAGCAATCAAGAAGTTTAGAAACAACTAAGTTCTGTAAGCTCCTGCCCTTTGCTTTCCTTGATCTAGTGCTTGTCATGTAGCACCGCCCTGAGCTTATGCTCTATGAAATCTGTCGTATCAGGACAGACCCCCCTCATCTTATCAATGTCTTCTCCTAGAAAAGAGGGGGAGAAAACCACAACAGCCCCTCTTTCTAGGAGATGCTTGACTTGTTTTAAATCCGATTCAAACTTAGGCGCATTAGATTTAAACATCTCATCAAGCCAGAAGGAAGACGGCTCTGATCCCGGTGCCTTCTTCATTCTAATAGAGATGACATTCTCACCAACAAACCGTATCCCTTCTTGCTTATCGTTTCCAGTAACAAGATAGTATACATGCTTGTTAGTATTTACGTCAAGCTCTTTAATGATAGATTGAAATATAATCATTCGAACTCTTCCCCTTCCTCTTCAAGTTCTGTCAACCTACCAGTCTGACGGCTATAATACAGCCTACATGCAGGGCCTGTCAACCCTGAAAATCTATTTTTTATTACACGTACTGTTGTAGTATGCCTCTCCTTCTCATCCTCATGTTGACCATTCCTCTCCAATCCAATCACGATATCTGATAGCTGACCAATAGAAGCTGAACCTCTAAGCTGGCTAAGAGAAGTAGCTGCCCCTTCCTCATGACCAGCAGAGGATGGCCTACGCAAGTGGGATACCAGAAGTAAACAGATATCCAACTCTTGCACCACTGTCCTGAGCTTGGTCATGATCTCATCAAGTGCCCTTCGCTCATCGCCATGCTGCTGATCAGATACGATGATAGATACATGGTCAAGGACAACATACTTACAACTCAATGCCTTGGCAAAGTATCTTACCCTCCCCACTATGGTATCAATAGCGTTGGAACCAAAGTGATCATAGAAGAATAACCTGTTAGTACCTAATGTGTTTTCGAAGGAAGATTTAAAGTCTGCATCTGTTGCTGATGCAAACACATCAGGTAAGTGCAATGGTTTGTTAACATGCAAACTCATAAGAGAAAGACCTGATCTCTTAACAGCTTCTTCCATGAACATCATACCTACATTATCAGAGGTGCTATTAAGAATATGATACACCATCTCTTTAATGAACTGTGATTTGCCAAGCCCTGCACCAGCGGTGATAGTAACAAGCTCCCCCATACGAACACCATAGGTGAGGCTTTGCAACCCATCATAAGGGTATGGAATAGCAGGTTCTGTGATCCCTTCCATAATAGAGGACCACATTTCAGAACCTGCTATGATACCATCAGGTGTATATGTCTTAGCCTCCCACCAATCATCAACAAATAATTTCTGCTTTTTGTTTAGCAGATAATCATTGGCATCCTTGTATTGCATAGGCATGATCTTAGCTTTAGGTGATAAGACCTCTGCTACTTTCTTAGCTGCCTTATGACCTGCATCATCATTATCAAAGCAAATAATTATATTATCAAATGATGTAAGGAAATCATAGTTCTTTGCAACATCCTTAGCTGCACTAGCAGCACCTGTCTTAACAGAAACAACAGGCCACTTCGATCCAAGCATCTGATAGGTAGACAGGGCATCAATCTCCCCTTCACACAAGGTAATGTACTTACCTCCCTTTCTAAAACCTTTCTGCCCAAACAAAGTACTAGCTGCAACCTTCCCTTCAGAGTAGAAGTCTTTCTTATCCACCAGCCTAACCTTGTTGGCAATATGAATACCAGCATCATCAAAGAGAGGGTAGAAATGTTTGTCACCTTTAACAGTAACCTCATACTTACGACAGGTAGCTTCTGTAATAGACCTGTCTGGAATATCTTTCACTATTCCCTTAGTAAGTATGGTGGTTTTCTCTTGTCGTTCTGTTTGCATGTTCTCTCCTGTTCCACTAATGTGATAGGTACATCCAGGCGAGAAGCAATGTTCATTACCATTCGCCCATACCCCTACGTTGTCTCTTGAACCACACTCTGGGCATGGTTCATGTCTTCGAAATAAAGGATCAGACATTTATCTCTTCCACCTTTGGCTCCTTTTCTACCTTGGTTAAATACTTAACTCCATTACTATACTTGAATGCTCTTAGCTTGGGCCAACAATCTGTCTTGTATTCACAGAACACACACACCCTAGCCAGTTGCATGTTACCAGACTTACCATCAGGGATAGGATCATGGCAAACCTTTGGTTTATTAGTAGTATCTTTCAAGAAGGAACGTATATGTTTTATCCTCCCCGCTGCATTGATGAGGTCAAAGTCAGACACTTCTAACAAGGCAACATCACCAGAAGATTTGTTAAGAGCAAGGAAGTATCCTTTGTCTTTACCTTCTGCTTCTGCATACCCACTGATCTGTCCGATGTAACCAAAGTCATCCTCGCCATCATCGAATCCTCTCTTGAACTTGCGGAAACTATAATCGCTACTGGACTTAACGTCAACCACTTCACCATCGATCTTACAATCCATGTGACCATCAACGCCAGAGATAGACACCTTCTTCTGTTCATCAGTGACACTGTGACCAGCCTCTTTAACAAGAAACAAGAGAAGTTCCTCAACAATAGAGCCATATAAGAACCGCATCAACATGCTAAAGGATACATCTCTTTCTTTCTTTGGGCCGTTGATGTCCATCCATATCCTACGATCAGCCCTTCCTATTAAGGACATGCGTAGGTTTGCCTTGCCTTGGTTCCTCTCTTGTTCAAGGTATCTTTTTAATAGTTCAGTTGTGTTAACCAAGAAGGAATCCATATTCCCCTGTTCAATCTTAGCAGGGGTTGTCATCCTCTTGTAGATATCAGGTATAACATCTTGTATGTTTTTCATCCTAATCTCCTTTAGTGTATAGCTGCCCCACAGCAAAGCTGCCCTCGCCCACTATACATCCCGACAATGCGGATACGTAAGCATCCATGCCAAGCCCCATACAACAGTTAAACTAGATTAAAAGTCATCATCGTCCAAGGCTGAACCATTGTCCTCAAAAGGAACTAGGTTAGTAACCTGTATCTTATCCAACCACAGAGATGTACCCCACTCTTTAACAAAGGGATGATCCTTATTGTAAGTAACCCTTACCTTAACATCAGAACCATTTCCAATTCTAGTATTAGGAATATCAAAAGGATTTTTATCCTCATCTATAACAGGTACTCCAACAACCCCATTAGGGTAGTCTTCTGAAATAGAATCCCTCTTCGCAAACTTAGTATGGGAAACTACATATGGTCCACCAGATGTATGCTCCTTACCATTTTTATTTACAGGTGGTTTAATTTTAACACCATTCTTTTCAAGCAATTCCACAGACTCATCTGATAAGTCTCCAATATCAACTTGAAAACGGTTATTGTAATCATCATGCTTGTGAAGGTGAGTCCAATATGCTTTACCAGATATCACACCTTTTTCTTTTTGTTGTGCCATCATTATAATCTCCTTTCAATTAAGATTTCTGCACAGTATCATACTCATTTACATCTGTCAAGAAAATTTTATTCACACAATACTGAGCTACAAGGATACTGTAGAACAACTCTCCCTTTGGAACAAACCTGTTAGAAACTTCAACAACATCTGCCTTATCTACAGCATACCCTGGTATTTCCCAGGCTTGATCACACATACTATTAAGTACGAAGAATGTAATATTATCTGCTCCTTTCTTATCAATTAATCTTTTCTTTCTGTGTGGTATGCGGACATCTTCCCATGCTTCAGGCCACTTCTTCTTCCAAGAGTATTTGATCTCAACCTCCCATCCATGACCATCCAGTCCTTCAATATCACAGTAGTATTGTTCTATATCTTTCTTGAGTGTATGTCCTTGCTTTTCTAGGTAGGTACGCATGATGTCCTTTGCTTTCTTATCTGCCTCATCATACAGTGCCTTACTAAAAGGCTTTCGTATTGTAGTTGTCCTCATAATACTTATCTCCCTTACAGCCCATCCTTGTTCTGGTATGTATAACTCCCCGTCATTCCTTGCTTTAGCTTGATTGCAATTACTACAAAGTGTCTGAAACCTTTCTGGATTTTCTCTTACTAGATTATATTTATTTGAAGCTCCTCCTTTAGGGTCTTTGTACCCATCATTAAAAACATGGTCTATTTCTAAATACATCTCATCTGTCTCTCCACAACAAACACATCGTCTTCCAAGGATATCAAAAACTTTTTTTCTTCTAGCTTCCTTAGCTTTCTTATTTTTTAATCTTTCTTTTTCCTTACCTTCTTCTGTACGCATACGTCTACGATAGTTTCTTCGTTGTCTAAAGTTAATAAGTTCTTTATTTTCAGTTGACATGCTGAACTCTCCTAATGTGTTTCAGCCCAAGTTGTACCCATCGTTGCATCAGCATTCAAAGGAAGACGCATATCAAAGAACTCTCCTGTCTTTAGCATAGTTGTATCAGCTATCTTCATCAGTTCCTCCGCATGTTCTTTCCTCACCTCGTACTGTTGCTCATCATGGATTGTATTAACAAGATGTGCATCTAACTTTCTCTTCTGTATCTCATCGAAGAGATAGATAGACCATTGTTTACAAACGATTGCACCACCACCTTGAAGTAAAGTATTAAGTGCAGCCCTAGCCTGTCGAATCCAAAGTCTCCTCCCATCTATGCCTCTTATGTATCCTCGACTAGCTTTTCTTCGAACAGCTTCGATCAAGCTACCAAGTTTCGGTACATTTTGCAAGAACTTTTCTTGAATTTCTTTTCCCTGCCTACTGCTACCATTAATGATTGAACCTATCTTAGCTGCCCCAGCCCCGTAAAGGAGAGCATAGATGAATGTCTTAGCTTGCGCCCTAGTCTCCAGCCCTGCTGCATTCTGATTGTACGTATGAGGATCACCATCTATAACCTCACTGATAAAGCTATCATCCTTCATGTAGTGGGCTAACATCCTCAACTCTAATCCTTTAGCATCCATACCTACCAAGCAGTGAGTGTTAACATTCTCTACAGTCCAACAACTTCTAAGGTCTGCACCATATGGTTTGTTGGATGATACTATGTTGGCAAGGTTAGGTTCAGCATGGGTCATACGTCCTGTCACTGCACCCATAGGGAACACCTTGCCATGTACCCTACCATCAGCAGCCAGAGCATCAAGCCATCCTTCAATAGTTTTAACACGAGTCTCTAACATCTTCCACTTAGCTAGGTTTCTAATAGAAGATGGAGCAGCAGATGAAACAGTCTCTAAATTTTTCTGTGTTATCTTTGCTTGTCCCTTCTCTGTAAATTCCACTGGCTTCCAACCAAACCTCTCCATCCTGCTGATGATTTGTTTAGGTGAGCCAAGATTAAATGGTTCAAAGGATATCATACTGAAGGGACCACCAACAGTTTCATGTGGTCTATCAATAGCTTGCAGCCCAGTAGCAGCAAGGCACCCATCCTTCTTGTATCTTGGTGTAACCTCTCTCAACAAACGAACAGAAGGCTTGATCTCCTCCCTAACCTGTAACAAAATCTCATCTGATTTTGATTTTATTTCTGATAGAAGCATATGTGTTTTCTTTTCATTAAGATAGAACCCTTTCCTCTCCTGTTGTGCAATGATATGTTTAATCATATGCTCTAACTCAACAGACCTATCAGAAAAATCCTCCTTCTCACTATTAACTAGATGCTTATACACCTGACCAGTCAATCTAACATCTTGCATACAGTAGGATATCATATCAGGTGAAATCTTAGACCAGTCAGTATGCTTACCCTTCTCATTCTTTAACCTGATACCCCACTGTTCTAGTGAGTGACCACCCTTCCTTTCAGGGTTGAACAGAGTGGAAAGGACAAGAGTATCTTCGACCTTTCTATAATCAATATCAATATCCCATAGTTCTTTCAGCCAATGCAGATCAAACCCCAAGATATTGTGACCAATAAATATATCTGTGTTTGCTATGGTGTTTAACAATTCTTCTCTGTTAAAACAGACCTTAACAAAATCAGAGTTGACATCTTTACAGGCGGCAAGCCATATCTTGGTAGCATTCAAGCCGTCTGTTTCAATATCAATTATCGTCTTGTGCATCAAGAAGTTCCTTCGCCTTACTAACTTCTTCTGCTTCTTGTTCTAACATATTTATACGTTGTGTTAGATATTCTAATACAGTTTTTCTCTTTAGTCTAAGTGTACCTACAGGATTCTTTTCTTTTAACAACTCATGCTCCCTCTGTAGTACCTCAATTGTTAGTTCTCTAAGCATCATGCTTACTCCTTTTTCTGATTGTCCTTATTGGTTTCGATTATTTCTTTAGCCTTTTCTTTTGTAACAGCATCACCAAAGATACCTAGTCTATCGATGATTAC